GCAAGCGTGTTTTGTATGGTGCACCAACGGCTTAGCAAATAGAATCGTTCTGGCGCACAGTGACTTCCGCATTAGCGGAACCTATTACCGCCGGCTTATACAAGAAGAATGAGACCGAACACACCATAGAAGTACCTGGTGGGCTACAACGCATCAAGGCCAAGACCTGTTGGTCCGCCGATACACTCCGTGGTGACTACGCCGATCTGCTCATACTGGATGAGTGGCAACTCATGGCAGAGGATACGTGGGAGTTAGTCGGTGCACCGATGATGCTGGATACGGACGGCGATGCCATATTCATCTACACCCCGCCTTCCATGACCACTCAGTTTGCTAGCAAGGCGAAGGATCCTCGGCACGCCTCCAAGCTGTTCAAGAAGGCGGCGGCAGATACCACGGGGCGGTGGCGAGCAGTGCACTTCACTAGCCACGACAACCCGTACCTCTCACAGGCCGCACTGGACTCCATCACCGAGGACATGACCGCTCTGGCGATACGCCAGGAGATCATGGCGGAGGATCTGGACGATGCCCCGAACGCACTGTGGACCAGAGACCTCCTCCGCACTAACCGTGTCAACACTCACCCCGACCTTCACCGGGTAGTGGTGGCCATAGATCCGCCCGCCGACTCGGCCGCACGCGGATCCGGGGCAGGGATCATGGTCGGTGGGCTCGATGGTCACGGGGAGGGCTATCTGCTCTACGACGGTTCACTCAACAACGCCACCCCGGCGGTCTGGGGACAGGCGGCGGTGGACCTGTATCGGGAGTACGACGCCGATCGGATAGTGGCCGAGGACAACAACGGTGGTGAGATGGTGGAGTATGTCATCTCATCCATCGATGCCAACGTGCCTGTCCACCGAGTCCATGCCAGTCGGGGTAAGGCGGTAAGGGCCGAGCCCGTCGCGGCACGGTATGAGAAGGGGAAGGTCCACCACGTCGGTGACGACTTTGAAGTGCTCGAGGACGAGCTGTGCCTCTGGGTCCCCGGGGATCCATCACCGCACCGCCTTGATGCGGCGGTCTGGTTGTTCACCGAGTTGATGTTGGGCGGTCCCGTCTATGAGTGTGGAGGAACCCGCTATGTGTAGTCGCCGTGGATATGCCGGCCCCTTCCAATCACCACGGGGCGTGCAGGTAGTGCAACATTCATCGCTTCCAGGTGAAATCGACCTACCTGTGGGGCCGCGTAGTACCGCGCAGATCCTCGCGGCGGCGGGAATCGGTCCTAATCCTGGCTTGCGATTCTGGCCAGATTACGCACTTCCGGAACAGGCTAGTCGGACCTCCCAGACCGTACCCCGACCATACCACGGCCGCTTCATCACCGATGTAAGCAAACCGAGGACCGGGACCCGTGAATCCGACCTGTTGAGTCCGGATAACGTCACCCCTAGAGGCGGTGCGTGATGGCCAAGTGCTGGCTAGAGGTGCCGATCCTCAATGACGAGCACGTTGTCGTCGTCTGCTGGGGCACGGCCGATGAGGTGCTCAAGGTGATGCATCGGTACGGGTATCCGAAGGACGAGCCGTACGCCGCAGAGGTGAACAAGCTTGGTCCCGTCATGGTGGGGATGTGTTTCTACTGCGATCACCGCCCGCCCGTCATCGGTCTTCCCGTGGTGCCTGTTAGTCCGGCTCGGATCGGCACCTTGGCACACGGGGCGGTTCATGCCGTGACCGACATTCTGGGGAAGGTAGGGGCGGCCAAGGACGATAGCGATGAGGTCCTGGCTCACTCGGTGGGTGCCGTGGTACGGCACACTCTGGCTTACGTACAAAGGACTGGTGGTGTGTGATGCCGATTCCGGGACTTGAACTCGTCCGGCTGTCATATCTCCAGGACCTCGTGGGTCAGAACATTGACCAACGAAACAAGTACACCACGCTCCGGAACTACTACGATGGGAACCATGCCACCCAGCTCACCGCCCGACTGCGGGCGTTCCTCGAGTTGTCCCCCTCCGCACCGGAGTTCAACCTGAACCTCTGCCCCATCGTCGTCGATGCGTTGGCCGAGCGACTCAAGGTGGTGGACTTCACCTGCAAGGACAAGAAGTCCGCGGATCTGTTCCGCGACTGGTGGATGAAGAACCGGATGGATGCGGCCCAGGGAGTGACTCACACTGCGGCGGTTCGGGACGGGGACACGTACATGCTAGTCGGCTGGGACGAGGAGAAGGGCCGGCCGACCTTCGACCAGGAGAACGCCTTCGACGGCTCGCAAGGTGTCCACATCGTCTACTCGGACGAGTGCCGCACCGAACCCGTCGTGGCCAGGAAACAGTGGATCACCACTCAAGGTGCGGGCCTCCTGGTGCGGCACCTCAACATGTACTACCCCGACCGGCTCCTCAAGTATGACGACGGTGGACTCGGTGAGGATTGGATCCAACGGTCGGAGGAGGACTGGCTAACCAAGGACGGTGACCCGCTCGGTGTCCCGGTGTTCCACTTCCGGAACAAGGACCAGGGCTATTCCTACGGTTGGTCCGAGTTGGACGACGTGATACCACCGCAGAACCTCATCAACAAGGCAGTGATAGATGTCTGTGGTGCGGCGGACTCCACGGGATTCCGGATGTACACGATGACTGGTGGCAACCCGACAGGTGTCACCGTCGCCCCGGGGCAGTGGCTGTGGAGTACCAACCCGGATGCCAAGATTGATGCCATCGACCCCGCCGATCTGAGTGGACTCCTCGAGTTGGTGGACAAGGGCATCGCATACGTGGCATATATCACCCGTACCCCGTTGTCCTACTTCCAACTCACGGGGAATATCGCCGCGGCAGGCACGTTGAAGGAGCAGAGGTCCGGACTCGTATCCAAGACCATGTCCCGCCAGGTCGACTTCGGTATGACGTGGAGTGACGCGCAGCACTTCGCACGGAAACTGTACAACGCCTATGGACCAGGAGGGCTGGATGAGGAGGCCGAGGTCACCGCGGTTTGGAAGGACGATGAGAAACCGGATGGTAAGGCACTAGCGGAGGAGGTCGAGTTCCTCACCCGTGCTCAGTCCGCCTCCGTGCGGACCAAGGTGAAGATCCTTCACCCGGAGTGGAGCGAGAAGGAAATCAAGGACGAGGTGGACCTCATCAAGGCCGAGCAGGGGATGGCCGTCCCCGACCTGGGTCCGATGTCCGTACCACCTGAGAAGGTACCGCCTGAGGAGGCGTCATGATCGAACAACACATGCACTGTGACCGCTGCTACCTGGCGATCCCGTTAGTCGGCGAGGACGAATCGGGTGAGCAGGTAATCGTCAAACCGACGATCCTGCAAGTTCCGTGGGTCACTGTCGGACCCCAGGGTCTGGTAGTGACTCCCAAGAACGTGCCGGTATGTCCGTCGTGTGCGGCAGAGGTCAAGCAGGAACAGGCGAACGCCGCGGTGGCGAGTCGGATCGCCGTGGTTCAGCAAGTACCCGCAGGGATATCAAGGATCCATTGAGGCACCGATGGCACTGATGGCACAGCTCAAGCTCAACATCCTCAACTTGGAGGTGGTCCAGAATCTCATCCTGGAGGCCGACATGGCTGTCCAGATCCTGGAGTCCGAACCGAGGACTCCAATGATTGACGCAGTGAAGGAGGGCCTTGAGTCGGCCCTCAGACGGATCCGTGAGGAGAAGTAGTGGCTGGTGTTCTTACATCTGCCCCGGTCGGGGTAAGTCGGGCGACGGCGGAGTCTCTCGCTCGTGAGGTGGCCCAGATATACACGGAGGGCGAACGCCTGATGTTGGAACGGGTAGCCAAGAACCTCGCGGCTGGAATAGATGGGCCGTATTGGGCGGAGGAGAAACTCCGTCAGATGACGGCCTACCGTACTCAGACCTTGGCACTGGCCACCGCGCTCGAGGCCGAGGCCAAGACGGGGGTCAAGTCCGCCCTCACCGAGGCGTACCACCGTGGTGGCCTGGCGGCACTCGGCGACCTGGGGATGGGTGCCCCGGTGCCACCTTTGGCTGGGGCGAAGGCGATTAGCATGTTGGTCAATGAGACCAACGGGAACCTCGGGTCGCTCAAGCAGGGGATCCTCCGCTCAACCGACAAGCTATACCTGGATGCGATCTCGGCTGGTAGTCTAGCAGGCCGTGAGTCCGTAGCTGCTGGGGTGACTCAAGTCCTGGCGGGTACTCAGACCAGACTACAGGCCACTCAGTCGGTACTGAACCAGTTCGCCACGCGGGGCATCACGGGGTTCGTGGATAAGGCCGGCCGTGGGTGGGGCCTGGATACCTATGCCGAGATGTGTGTCCGTACCGGAACGATGCAGGCCGCACTCCAGGGTCACGCGGACACGTTGGTGGAGAACGGGGTGGACACCGTTGTGGTCACTCAAGGGGCGGCCCCGTGTTCTATCTGTGCCCAGTGGGAAGGGCAAGTCCTCTCCATCACTGGGGCCACCGAGGACCTGCCGACCGTAGACGAGGCGGAATCCTCCGGCCTGTTCCATCCTAACTGCACGCACGCCTACAGTGCGTACCAGGAGGGAATCACTCGGCCGTACGAACCGAAGTCCGAGGCCCAGCAAGAACAGGATGCGCAGGACTACGCGGACAATCAGAAGCTACGGCAGATTGAACGGCAAATCAAACAGGCCAAGCGGGGCGAGGCCGTGGCATTGGATCCGGTGGCGAAGGCACAGGCGACTGCGAAGGTACGGGCGGCCCAAGCCCAGGCCCGTCAACATGTCCTGACCACCAACGCCACCCGACAGTCCGCCCGCGAGCAGTTGCGGACCGGGGTGGTTCAGGAGGCGGAGGCCATCACGAAGGGTGCGGCGGTTGCGGAGCAGCAGGCGGTGGTGACGGGGTACGAGGCCGTCCATATCCCCGTGGGCCATACTAAACTGGACTTCATCGACGTTGGGGATCAAATCGTCCTCAAAAACGGTCAGAACGTTACCGTCACGAAGGTGACTGGCAAGAATTACAACACCCACATCAAAGGCACGTATGACGCCACTGGTAAGACGGTGTACATGTCCAGTTCCAGTGATATCGCTGCGGTATCGCGGAAGATCC